AACGACAAAGGCATCACTGTTAAAGCTCCAGCAGCTTTAGCGGCGGATTATGTCCTTACACTTCCACCTAATGACGGCACCAATGGTCAGCAACTGACTACTGATGGCAATGGTGTGTTGACGTGGTCTTCCGCAGGTACAGGCACTGTTACTCAAGTTAGCACCGCAGGTACGGTTAATGGTCTGACCTTGACAGGCGGTCCAATTACGGGCTCGGGCACTGTTACGCTGGGGGGTAACCTTGCGCTTACCGCAGACACAGTTGCAAACCTAGAAGCCATTGGAAACGCAATTAACACCACCGGTAAGTACACCGGGAAGATGGTTGTTGTCTTGGCCAGCGGGTTAATTTTTACGGCTACTGGTTCGGCTGCAAGCGCTGCTTGGAAAGCTTCTGACGGTACCACGACTGCCACACCGGTCTAATAGGAGGTCGCCATGGGATACATGAGCGATTTACAGAGTACCTATCGCACAACGGATGGGGCCATTTTTACTGGCCGCACCCGTATTAAAGCGGTATACGTCTCTCCTGATACAGGGGTAGGTTCTGTCCGGATTACGGATGGAAACGGTGGTACTACTCTGTACAAAATAGACGTTCCTGCGGGCAGTAGTGCTATTTATATGTCACTACCGGAGGACGGTATTTTGTTTAAAAACGGGGCATACGCTGATCTAACCACTGTTATTTCGGCAACATTCTTCTGGGCATAAAGGATCAAATCATGATGATGAAAATGAACAAGCGCCGGAAGAAGTCCGGCATGAGCATGGATAAGGGCATGAAATTGGCCAAGTCCACCAAAAAAGGCATGGCAGGCGACGACATGCTGTCTATGGACTCGATGCCTATGAAAAAAATGGGCGGCGGGATGATGGGTTATGCCAAAGGCGGTGACGTTAGCCCACGCAAGAAGATGGCCATGGGTTACAGGGACGGTGGCATGGTTCAGATGGTTGAATCGCGTGGCAATGGCGCTGCGCGGGGCAAGAAGACGCGTATTTGCTAATCATGCCTCGCAAAAGCGAAAAGCCAATTGCAACTTCGGTCAAGTCGGGCAACTTTCGCCCGACTAAGTCCGGGGCGGGAATGACGAAACAGGGCGTATCTGCGTATCGTCGTGCCAACCCCGGCAGTAAGTTGCAGACGGCAGTTACAGAGGACAAGCCTTCAGCCGCTCGTGCGGCTCGAAGGAAGTCCTATTGCGCTCGTAGTGAAGGTCAGATGAAGAAATTCCCAAAGGCTGCGGCAGACCCGAATAGTCGGTTGCGGCAGGCCAGAAAACGGTGGAAGTGCTGAAATGGAAGTCATGGTATGGAATACGGTGCTTTCAGTTTCCCTTGGCTTGATTGGGTGGATTCTGAAAGAAAAGTCGGCCGAAGTTCATCGCCTACAGGTGCTGATCAATCGCACTCGTGAAGAGATGGCCAAAGAGTATGTGACAAAGGATCAGGTCCATACGGATATCAACCGTGTTTTGGACCGGTTAGATAGATTGGAATCGAAACTTGACCGATTGATGGAAACTAAAAATGCCAGCTAAAAGCGCAAAACAGAAGAAGTTGATGGATGCGGCAGCGCATAGCCCAGCTTTTGCGAAAAAAGTAGGCATTCCTGTCAAAGTGGCGAAGAAATTCAGTAAAACCAGCAAGGGGATGACCTTTGCAAAGGGCGGAAGTATTAACCGCGTAGGTGATGCGGTTACGCCTAGTCGTAGAGACCCAGACATCGGCAAGATGATTAAAGAAGTGCGCACACCTAACGTCAAGCACAGCGGAAAAGCTGGGTTGAATCAAAGCAGATTTGGTGGTTCTAAGGGCACTAAGTATGCTTCGGGTGGGATGGCAAAGAAAAAAGGATGCTAAATGGCAACTAAAAAGAAAACCCCATCCCTAGCAGTTGGTCGTGGCGAAAAGCTACCCACCTCCAAGGGGGCTGCATAATGGCAGCCTCTCATTTTTCTGGGCCAGTAGTTTCATCTAACGGTTTTATTGGCGATATAACGCTTACAACTCCCTTGGCTGTTGCTTCTGGCGGTACAGGCAAATCTGTTGGTAATTACTCTGTATATTCCAGAGAAATACATGTTAGCAATGCTGATGGTAACGATACCACAGGTGATGGCACTTTAATTAATCCCGTTGCCACAATTACCAAAGCGTTAACATTACAAACTGCAACTCGCCTTACTGTTATTGTGCATCCGGGAGTCTATGCAGAAAGCCCCACAGTAACTACAACAAACACAACAATAGCAACCTTTGAACTCACTGGTGCTAACACGCAAATTACTGGAACATTGACACTGTCTGCGGCGGCTCGTGTTAGTGGCATTAAACTAACTAATTTGACCATTACAGGGTCTGGTAACACCTACATTTCAAACTGTACCGTAGACACAAGAGTTATTAAATCAGGTTCAAATTATGTTGAAATTATTAACAGCGAACTTCAATGCACCTTAGGTACTCAGATTTCTGGTGCTGGTAATGTTTCTATTGTAGGAAACAAGTGTTGGGCTGTAGTGGTATCTAATGCAAGCGCCAATGTTTTAATTAAAGATTGCTACCAAGTTATTACCCCAAGCGTAACGGCTGGAACTTTGCAAATTGATGGTTCTGTTATTTTCGCGGCAAGTCCCGCATCTAACGCTGTAACTTCAAGTGCTGGCAGTTTTATTACTTTAGCCAACAGTTTTGTTTTAAATTCAGCGGCAAACGATGTAGAACGAATAAGTCTTGCTGGTTTTTACAGTATTTTGAACCTTGTTTACGATAAACCTAACTCTACTTTTGCGGGAACAAGTTTAAATGCAATCAATTATTCCCAACGTATAAATGTGGATAACGTAATGTTTACAAACTTAACCGTAGGTACGCTGCCTAGCGCTTCTGCCTCTCTTGCGGGTACGAGAGCGTTTGTTACAGATGCGTTGTCTCCAACTTTTGGTTCAACTGTTGCCGCTGGTGGTGCTGTAAAAACGCCCGTATATTCAGACGGTACAAACTGGAAAGTAGGATAATGGCAACCTCTGGAACAACTACCTTCAATCTGGAATTTGATGACCTGATTGAAGAAGCCTATGAGCGCTGCGGACTAGAGTCTCGCACTGGTTACGACCTCAAGACTGCTCGGCGCTCATTGAATTTGATGTTCCTTGAGTGGGCCAACAGGGGCCTTAATCTTTGGACGATTGAGCAGCGCCAAGTGACAATGGTATTTGGGCAGGCGGAATATACGTTGCCTTCGGACACCGTTAATGTCTTGTCGGCAGTTATTCGTACAGGTTCTGGCCAGACGCAACAAGATATTACGATTGATCGCATCAGCCAAAACGAATACCTACACCTGCCAAATAAGAATACGCAAGCGCGTCCTGCGCAGTATTACGTCCAGCGTACAAGCAGTGCAAAACTCTTTGTTTATCCTGCTCCAGATAATTCGGAGCCTTACATCTTCCGGTATTACGCTGTTCGGCGCATTCAGGATGTTGGGGCATATACGAATACAGCAGACATAGTGTTCCGCTTTTTGCCTTGCTTGACGGCAGGGTTGGCCTATTACTTGTCGTTAAAAAAGGCCCCAGAGCGTACAGTTATGTTGAAGCAGTTGTATGAGGAAGAGTTTGCGCGGGCGGCACAGGAAGATCGGGACATTGCCAGCGTGTATTTAACGCCAGATTTAGGGTATTGATATGGCCGGTTATGCAACTGGCAAATACTCGTTAGCCATATGTGATCAGTGTGGCCAACGATATCCGTACAATGTCTTAAAGAAGGAGTGGACGGGGTTCAAGGTTTGTCCAGAGTGTTATGAGCCAAAACACCCGCAATTAGAGCCTAAACGTGGTATTAATGAGCCAATTGCAGTATATGAACCTCGCCCAGATGTTGTTTCAACGGTTCAAGTATCGGTTTGGCAAGGAGGAGATTCGACATTTGCCTCAGTAGGAATGCAGCCTGCCCCAGTGGCTGCGCCATTGACTGCAAGTGGTATTTTATCTCCAGTGACCATAGTAATTTCATAAGTGTTATAGATGGCCATTACTCAGACATGGACGACTAGTTTTAAGGAGCAATTGCTTCTTGGACAACACGATCTTGAGACGGATGTCTTAAAGATTGCTTTGTACACGTCATTAGCTAATTTAGGGCCATCCACAACTGTCTATTCAACAACGGATGAAGTTGTAGGGACGGGATATACAGAAGGCGGGAATACGTTAGCTAACGTAACAGTCTCTTCTGGCAACGATATTGCGTACGTTAGTTTCGATAATCCAACATGGGCTGGAACCTCGTTTACTACTAGAGGCGCATTAATTTACAACAGCACTAAGGCTAACAAAGCCATGTTTGTGCTGGATTTCGGTAGGAATCAAACGACAAACAACGAGAACTTTGTCATTAGTTTGCCAGCGGATAACCCGACGTTTGCTTTAATTAGACTAGTCTGAGGTAGCCGTGACCTATAACGAACTATTTATAGCTGTTAAAAACTACCTGCAAAACGATTTTCCAACGAATACTTGGACGAACGTAGCAGGGACTGGCGTTACCACGTCTAATGGTACGAATCAGATTAATTTCTTTATCACGCAGGCTGAAGAGCGCATCTACAACACGGTGCAGATTCCTGCACTTCGTAAGAACGTCACAGGCGTAACCACAGACGGCAATAAGTATTTGTCATGCCCATCCGACTTTTTGTCAGTCTTCTCGATGGCAGTGATTGACGGTACTGGCAACTACGAGTACTTGCTGAACAAGGATGTGAACTTTATCCGTGCGGTATATCCAAATCCAACAGGGGAAGGGCTGCCTAAGTACTACGCGCTGTTTGGCCCGACTGTGGCAAGCAACGTCATTACGGACGAGTTGAGTTTTATCCTTGGCCCAACACCAGATGCTGCGTACAACGTCGAGTTGCATTATTACTACTACCCTGAGTCGATTACTGTTGCGGCTGATGGTCGTACATGGCTTGGTGACAGCTACTCGCCGGTGCTGCTATATGGCACTTTGGTTGAGGCGTATATCTTCTTGAAGGGGGAGGCTGACTTGATCGCTGTGTACGAGAAGAAGTACCAAGAGGCACTTGGTCAGCTCAACCGTCTGGGTACAGGTCTGGAGCGTGGCGATGCGTACCGAGATGGTCAGGCAAAGATTAAGGTAAATCCGTGATAGAGATATTTAGTTCAATCCGCAATACCGTCCTTATGCCATCAAATGCGGCGGAGACGGCGTTAATTCGTTTTTCTTGAGAGGTCATTATGCCTATCGCAAAATCGCAACTAGGTGAAACTGTTCAAGCTGGCGTAGGAAAGTCCGCGCAAGGCGACGCTCGTGTTGGTCTGGGCGGGGTGTTTAACGTGCAGTGCTTTGATGCTGACGGCAATTTAAAGTGGGAGGACACTTTCCACAACCTCGTCGTCAACGAAGGTCTGCAAG